TCCCGACCAGCCGGACCGCCCGTTCTTCGTCCATGAACTCCTGGCAGAGCAGCACGAACTTCTTACCGATGTCCGCGCAGAGCATCTCGACCTGCTCACGCAGGCCCGATGCACGCAGCGTAGCCGTACCGTCTACTACTGCGGCTGCTGTCGCGGACATCCGGTCCGCACCGCTGCCGCCAGCCATGAAGTCGTTGACACCAAGGATCTCCTGCAACGCCTGGCGCATGTCGTCGCGTGCCTGGTAGATGTCGGCCGGGAGCCCCTCGCGGGGGATGGCCATGATGAGGTCCTTCATCGGCCCCTTGCGGGTGTCGACGCCGATGGCTACCTCGGGCAAGTCGGACTCTAGCTCTTCGATCGCCTTTTCGTCGAGCGCGTCTTTGTCGTAGAAGTACTTATTCCCTGCGCGCCGGGCGTTGTCGATCTGCTCGGTGAACCACTCATTGATCTGTGACTGGATGGACGCGACGTTCTCGACCATCCCGAAGGGCCAGAAACGTGAGCCACCGTCGTTGAAGCAACGGACGTGCGAGAAGGGCGCGTGCCTGTGGGAATAAGGCAGGTCTTCGTGAAACAACGGGCGCTGCCCGCTTGCTTGCATAACCATCAGCTTGCGCGTGCGCATGTCGTAGAACTCGTAGATCTCAACGAGGTCCAGGGAATCAGAGGTCGAGTACCCGTCAGCGTGCGCTTGGTACGTGCCTTCCTCGTCGCCCCGGTGTTTGTACGAGTCATCGTTGTTGAGGGTTTGCAGCTCGCTGATCGCGTTGCGGTTGTAGATCTCCCGGCGAGCCTTGACTTCGTCCATTGGTAGCACGATGCGCTGGGCGACCCAGGGGGTTTCCTCCATGCGCCTGGCATCCGACGGAACCAGGATGTCATACGCCGAGACGTACTCAGCGTAGGGCTCGTCTTGGATGACGCGACCACGGGTTGTTGGGATCATGTCGTACAAGTCGTCCACGGACATAGGCTCGCGCTCGGAGAGGTACGCGTCCTTGCGGTCGGTTTCCAGCATCTTGGCCAGCTCGGCCTCGATGTCCGGGGCGTCCCGGTCTTCCTCGACCTCGTCGTGCGACCAGCCGGTCTTGGCGAATCCCGAGCCTAGAACCACGGCGTCTTGCGTCGCGTCGCGTGCTACACGGTGGGTGACTTTGTTCAGCTTCCAGTAGTAGCGCAACACCTGCTGTGCGACCCTGGCGGATAGCTCTGCGTCTTCGCCTCCCGAGAATGGGGTGACCTGCATATCCGGGTCCTTGGCGGACACAGACTCGATGATCAGCGCGAGGTACGGCAGGACGTAGTTGAACGATTCAAGCTCGAAGCCGTTGGGGAGGTCCCCCCAGATGCGACCGGGGATGTCGTCATACTTCAATGTTCCCCCACGGGTCATGCCCGTGCGGTACATGTACTCAAGCGCCTGCCACTGCGCCCATCTGCGGTGTGAGTTCATCTCCGCGCGCCAGATCAGCGCCTGGGCGTCTTCGTATGTGTAAGGCTTGATTGCCACTACCGGATCCGTCCTCGGCGCTCGACACGGGCTTTCTGCGCCCTTTGCCTACGTACCTGGCGTACCATGTGCTTGCGCTCCTTAGCCTCTTGCCGAGCTTCGTGCGTGGCGACTGCTTTGTAGATCTTCTCGACGTCGACACGATTCTCGGAAACAACGGCCTTTGGCTTCTCTTCCTTGGGTGGCTGCGTGGCGCTGTACTCGTTGACCAGTACGGTCAGCGCCCCGGCGATCGACATGACAAGGTCGTCGTGCGCGCCGACGTCGGCTGCTACCTGCCCGTTCTCGTGGCGCACGAAGGTCGTCAGCTCGCGTCTGAGCTTGCGGTACATCCCCTCTAGGATCGGTCCGTTGTTCTTGGTCGTGACGTGCGTAGCTAGCAGGTCGATCATGGGCGTACGGTTGTGCCGATGGACCGGGAAGCCTACTTGCGTACCGATGCGCCGGGTGCGCGTATTCGGCGGCCGGTGGATGTACATATTAGGGTACTTCTCCTCGTCCCTGAGGACGCGAATGCTCGTGTCACCATAACCCCCGGTGCGCTCGACCACGAGCAAGGCTTCGTTGAAGTACCTCCCGAGCATGCCCATCTGCTTCGCTGCTTCGCTCTGCTCGATCAGGTTGTGATGCCACCACGCAACGATCTCGGGCGTACCGTGTTCGTCGAAGCCGACGACGTGCGCAGCGTACGCGTCGCCGCCCTCACCGCGCGCAGGGTCGGCGTACAACACGAACTTCCGCCAATCGGGTACGCCGTCTTCTACGAAGTCCTGGCGGATGCGCATGGCAGACTTGGTGTCTTCGTTGAACACAAAGCCGATCCCACGGAACCCAAGCTCGACGTGCCCTCGGACCCAGCCGGTTTCAAGCTCGGACTCGTTAGGCAGGAACGAGAACCGGGGACGCCCGGATTCCCGAAACGCCTCGGCAGGGTCGGACGGGTACTCAGCCGGGACCAACCAGGGCTGGTCGCTGAGGTCTGATACCTTGGCGTTGTACGTATCGGTGTCGACGCAAATCGAGCAGTACTTGCCGTCCTGGCCCTTGGGAGCGAACCCTGTGCCGTGGCAGTTGAGGCAGTGCTCTTTTAGGTACGCCTTGGGGTTGACGAACCTAGATTCCATCCACGGGTGGAAGATCCAGTCGAAGGAGTTGCGCCCATCGACTGCTTGGTTGAAGAACTTCGCAAACAGGTTCGCCCCACCACGCGCGGTCGAGATGATCCACAACGCGGACAGCCCGGCTTCTAGCCCGGCGTCTACGGTAGGAGCGACCGTACGATACAGGTTGGCTTGGTCGTCGACCAAGGCGAACTCGTCCAGGATGACCTTGGTCGCGGTTTCCGACGCACCTGCGGTCCCGGTACCTGCGTACGCACGGATGCGGCTTTTCGACCCGTCGTTGAACGTCCACTCTTTCGAGCCTGCCTGGTCCTTGGTCATCACCGGAGCGCGCTCGGCCATCCACGCAGGCATGAACCGCCAGATCGTGTCGATCATGGCGATGGCCTTATTGGCGTTGTCCTGGTTGTTGGATACCCACAGGCTTACGCTACCCGGCCGGAACAGCGCGTCGTGCATGACGTTACCAGCGACCAGGGTCGACAACCCGAGCTGCCGGGCTTTGAGGACGACCACTTTGTTCTGGGTATCGAGGATCCGCTGATCGTCGAGCTGGTAGTCGAACAGCTCCCACTGCTCGCGCCCACGAGGGTCACGGACCGAGGGGATCATCAGGTGCGAAAAGAAGTACGCCTTGTCCGCCCGACACTTACGCCACATCGCCTCGGCCAAGGAGTCTTCGATCAGCCGACGCGTACGGCTTACCCGATGCATCAGGCGTCGACCTGCGCGAGCCATTGTCGCACGACGTCCGCGCCCAGGAGGTGCAACACCGTCGAGGCCAGCTCTGAGTCCGACATCCCCGGGAAGCTGGAATCCAGGCGCTTAGCGTCGGCCTCGGCGTACATCTTGCCCCACAGCGCCCACCACTTGGTCAGGGAGTCCTTGTCGCCTTCGAGCGCGCGTTGATAGATGGCGTTCTTCAGCGTCTCGTGCCTAGCGGCGTCGTTGTCTAGGCCCGCTGCTTCCGCAGCGTCGGCGATCTCGAAGTGCAACGCCGGACGTGCCGCCCGCTTCTTGGCTGAGGCCGTGGTAGCCGCCTGCTCGGTAGCTGCTGCCGGGGTGATGGGCTTAGCTTCTTCACGGCGGCGCTTGGCTTCCTCGATCGCCCGCTGGACCTGTGGGTACTCTGCGTCCTTGCGCCAGCGGTGGAGCGTGCGATCGGTCATCTTGTTGTCGCGCGCGAAATCGGTGTAGGTCACCGGCATCTTGGCGAGCTGTCGCTCACGCTTGCTGTAGCTCATCCACTCAGCGAAGTCCTCCTGAGTCTGGGTCAGCTCAGCATACGGTGAATCGGCCATTGAGTCCTCGCTGTGTCGGTCAGCACACTTAGGCGAGAACAGTGGCGGGTGACCGAGCGGGATCGAGCCGCCTTCTCTCGGATCACAACCGAGCGCATTACCTTTATGCTACGGCCACAGTGGACCTGCCCGGAGTCGAACCGGGATCCCTAAGGGTTGCGCCTTGACGCCTTACCCCTGGTCGAAGCCTGTCAGGCCCTTACGTATCCCCGTCACCATCGTCGCTTCCGAGCCAGGCCCACAACATCAGGGCGCTTAGTACGACGAAAATGGGGATAAAGAGGATCAGCACGATGTCGTTGCCGGTTACCCACAGCAGCATGCGTCCCCCTACTTGGCGTCTTCGTTCGCGTGGTCTTCGAGTTCGTCGAGTGCTGCGTCCATCTCTGCGCCCGCTTGCTCTACAGCATCGAAGATGTCCTGGGCGAACTGCGCTGCGCTCTCGGGCGGGAAGTACGCGTGCGTAGCGTGCTGTGTGCCTTCGTCGACCAAGGACACGATCACCAAGCCGGGCATACCCCTGGCCCCTGCGAGCAATCCACTCATGTCCTTGGAGACTACGGTGTCAAGAGCAGGTTCTTACGCACCTCGGCGTCGGCGACGGTCTGCGGGCCGAAGACGGATTGGATGTAGTCGACCACGGACGGCTTGAGCTGCTGCTTGCGCGCGTCGAAGTGATGGCGCAGGACGTTGGCGATCTGGGGGAACGTGAGGTACATGTCGTTCAAAACCGAGAGCTGGGTTTGTAGGTGTTCGGAGAGCACCGCAAACGGCAGGAACGAGGTA